AGACCTCATCAATGGTCAGCGAGATGACCTCGCCGTCCATGTTGGTGCGGACCAGAATCACCGGGCCGGTCAGGTAGTGCTTGCCGCCCATCTTCAGCACCTGCGCCGGGTTGTAGCAGAGCAGCAGCGAGGTGTTGGGGAGGTTCAGACAGGCATCGTCCTCCTCAAAGCAGGGCAGGATGTTGGGAGCCTCGTCCAGCGTGATGACGGTCAGCTCCATATCCGGGGCGATGGCTGCGAAGTAGACCTCGCCGCCCCGGTTTGCCGCCAGTGCAGCGCAGATACGCACGTCAATGGTGATCTCCTCGGAGCGGATGGTGCGGTTGGAATAATCATTCATAGGCTGTTCTCCTCTTGTTTGCAAAAGAAAAAGACCCCATCGGGTCTTTCGTTACGATATAAGTCAGCGTTCGTTCTGCCGCTGCTGTTTGCGCTGCCATTGTTCCAGCAGCTTGATGATGGTGTCCTCCATCTGTTTCGGGGTGTAGCTGCGGGGGAAATACTTCCGCAGGGTGTCGTTTTTGATGACCACTTTGTCCAGCTCGTCCTTTTTTTCTTCTCCCATGACCGCAAAGGCAACGTCATACGAGAAGTGCCCTTCCTGTGCCAGCTTTTTGAGCCGCTGCGCTTGGGAAAGGGACGGCGCATTCTGGGTGTCCTCCATGGCTTCTAAAAAATCCCGCTGTTGGCTTTCGTCCAGATAGGACAACTCCACAGCGGGATTGAAGGCGATTTTCTTTTCATCTACCATGTCCAGCAGTTCCGGGACAAGGTTGGTCAGGCGGATAAACCGCTGGATTTGGTTGCGGCTTTCACCAAGCTCTTCAGCCATGATTTGGTCGGAACGTTTTTGTGTCCCAATTTGGGACATATTTTCTTTTGACGGTCTACCGCTAGTTCTTCTCATCGCATCCAGTTTCATCTTGTACGCAAAGGCTCTTTCACTGGGCAAGATGTTTTCACGTTGGAGATTGCTGTCTACCATGAGCAAAACGGCGGCATCATCATCCATCTGACGGACGATAACGGGCAGGACATCCAGCCCGGCAAACTGTGCAGCGTGCTGACGGCGGTGCCCGGAGATGATCTCGTAGCCACCTTCCGAGCGTGGACGTGCAATCAGCGGAGAAAGCACGCCGTACTGTTCTACGCTTTCCACCGTGCGCTGCATGGACTCATCGTCCAAGACCTTAAAGGGATGGTCTTTGAAGGGGAACAGCTCTCCGATGGGAATCTGCTGCACCTGCTCCCGTTGTTGTTCCTGCCGGGATTCCTCGGTGGAGAAAATGTCATCTGCCCCTTTCAGTGACACGTTTAAGCTGTTTTTCGGCATCCGCCAGCACCTCCTTTGCGAGAGATTTGTAGGCTTCTGCCACCTTGCCCTTGGGGTCATAGGCGAAGATGCTTTTGCCTGCGGCACTGGTTTCTGCCGCACGGACAGACCGTGGAATGGTCTGCTCAAACACCTTCAGGTGCTTTCCGTATGCCTGCCGGATCAGATTGCTGATCTGTTTTCCGTAATTGGTGCGGCTGTCGGTCATGGTCAGCAGAATACCCTCAATTTTCAGCTTCGGGTTGATCTGCCGCCGGACCTTTTGGACGGTCTGTAAAAGCTGTTCCAAGCCTTTCGCGGACAGGTACTGCGCCTGCACGGGAATTAGAGTGGTGTCTGCTGCTGCCAAGGCATTGACGGTCAGCATCCCAAGGGAAGGAGTGCAATCCAGCAGAATGAAATCATAGTCGTGCTTTGCACTGTCCAGCACCTGTTTCAGCATCTTTTCCCGGTTCATGCAGTTGACAAGGGAAACTTCCAGCCCTGCCAGTTCAATGTTGGCAGGGATCAGGTCAACGCCCTCTGCATGGTGCAGGATGCCTTCACCGGGCGGAATGCTCTGGTCATTCATGGCTTTTGCCATCAGGGTGGAAAGGGTGGTGGGCAATTCATCGGGCTGCTGCCAGCCCATGCTAATGGTTAGCGACCCCTGCGGGTCAGCGTCCACCAACAGGACCTTCTTGCCCTCCATCGCCAGACCGATGCCTAGATTTTCACAGGTCGTGGTCTTGCCGGTGCCGCCTTTCTGGTTGACGATGGCTATTGTGGTTGCTTTCTTTGAAATTCTCATCACCTCCGATTCGCTAAGTCGTGATTAGTTTGGTTCTGGTAGGAAAGCTGCATGGTGGTGGGTGCGTTGTACAGAGAAGCCAGCAGGTATTGTTTCATGTTACGGATCGGATTGCTGTTCTCTGCAAGGCACTTCAGCACAAAACGGATATGGTCGGCGTTCAGCTTCATAAACCGGCTGCGTACCACCTCGGCGGGCTTATCGTCCCCGGCAATGTGCAGTAGCTTACGGTTGGTAGCGCAGGTATCCACCAGCAAATTCACGATTTGATAGAGGGTATCTTCATCATCCGGGTAAAGCCGGAGAAGAAGGTCCATCTCCAAAGAGTGTGAAAAATATTCTTCAAGCAGTTCACGATTCTTCATCTTCTCCGATTCGTCGGAAAGGATAAGATTCGTATTATTCATCTCTGTTTTATTCTCTTTCTTCTTAATACCTCGTGATTTTACCGGGTCTTGACAAGCGATTTTAGAGCCACAAGAATCGTCATTATCACGATTCTTGACACTCTCCTTTGAAGATTCTGCCGAAAAGTTTTTCACATACACCAAACATGGCTTTCCTTGCCCTCGACGTTTTCGTTCAATCAAACCAAATTCTTCAAGTTCCCGGAGCAGTCTGGTCGCTTTGTTGTCTGCGCAACGCAAAGTCCTCTTGACATCCTCAATCGTGAAGATGATGAACACTCGGCCTTTTTTGTCAAACCATTCATTTCTAACAGAAAGGCTCATACGGTCAAGCAGGATGCCGTACAGAGTTTTGGCATCGGTTGACAGATCTTGAAACCGCTGCTCCTGAAAAAGAGCCTTTGGAATGCGGAAGAACGAAAAGAGTTCTCCGGCCTGTCCGTAAAAGTAGTCAAGGGTCATACAATTCTGTCAAGGATGAAAAAACAACGATGGTTCATTGACATGGTTGACAAATCCTCCTTATAGATAAATCGTGCAAACAAAAAGCGCAACTTCGATTGGTGAAAATCGAAATTGCGCGATGTAACTTAGCTGGGGGAGAAAGGTCATTTGTCGGGGTCGTTTGACCACAATTTGACCACAAAAGGAATGAAACGTCTTGACATCCAATGAAACAGAATGGTATAATACATTTGAAATTTAACGATACTGAGTCTAGGCAGTATCGGATTGTACATTGTGTTTTCGAGAGAAGCACAATGGGGTTCAAGAGGCCGTGAGTTCGATTCTCGCCACTCGGACCAGATGATTCCCAGTCGAACAACTGTTCGGCTGGGAATTTTTTTGTTTTTCGGAAGCAGACGCTTCGGAAAGATTAAAATAAATAAGCATTTCCGTGTCTGTGATCTCGATGCGATTTACAAAGGTATCAATGATCCTGCGGTTATAATCCTCGGTACGTTCATTGGGAGAGATAAGGAACTGCTCCAACAGGAAAAGGATACGCTCACGATCCAGAACGGGTGGATGAATTTCTTTCAGGGATTCCAACTGATAGTTGAGAGTGCTTTCCTGCTGCTCCAGGTCAGCAAGGCGGGCGGACAGACGAGAGCTGGCAGTACCGTTTTCAATGGATTCAATGATATTGTTGATTTTTCGGTGCACATCAGCCAGGTTTTGCTCTAACATTGCACGCTCTGGATCGGGCTGGTTGACATCTGCCTGCTGTGCAGCGGCAATAGCGTCGGCCAGATCTTCAAGAGTGTCTGGACGAAGGATATTTTCACAGATGGCATTGACCACAAGATTCTCGGCAACATCTTTTGGGATGTTTTTCTTTTTGCAGGTACCGCCATCAGCTTTATTCCCGCAAGCATAGTAATAGTAAACATCGTTGCGGCAGTTGTGGCCGGAGATACCCCGCATCAGACTGTGGCAGCAACCGCAGAAAAGCTTGCCAGAGAGCAAGTAATCAGCATGGGAACTATGTGGTGCACGATGCTGTTTATTGAGCGTGAGCATTTTCTGCGCCCTCTTCCATAAATCATCGTCGATGATGGCGGGGATTGCCCCATCAATACGGACATCGTAGGCTTTGCAGATATAGACACCATGATAGGCTTCATTCTGGATGATGCGAGGAATGCTGCATTTGTTGAAAGAATTGCCCTTACTGGTACGGAGCCCGGCAGCGTTCAGCTGATCCACGATGGAAGCGCTGCTCTCTCCGGCCGCATAATGCTCAAAGATGAACCGGATAGTGGGGGCATTTTTCTCGTCAATAATAAAACGCTTGTGTTCATCTGTGGTAAGCCCCAGGGGGCGGTTAGGATTGATTGCCTTCCCCTTGAGTGCGGATTCCCGCATACCACGCCGCATCTTTTGAGCCAGCTCAGCGGAATAGTATTCGGCCAGGGATTCCATCAGACCTTCCAAAATAATGCCCTCTGGTCCTTCCACAGAGCTTTCGGCTGCATAAAGAATACGAACTCCGTTATCTCGCAGCTTCTTTTTGTAGACCGCACTATCATAGCGATTGCGGGCAAAACGGTCAGTTTTCCAGCAGATCACGAGATCGAACAGATGCTTGCTGCTATCTGCGATCATCTGCTGAAAAGCCAGCCTGGATTCAACACCACGGCCCGAAATGTGCCGGTCAATGTATTCATGCACGATAGTCAAGCCATGCTGCCGGGCGTAGGCTTCGCAGTCCCGGCGTTGGCCCTCGATGCTCTGCTCGGTCTGCTGGGAACCGCCGCTGTAACGGTAGTAGGCAACAAGACGGTTCCCGGGAGATACTTTCTTTTTTCTTGCCATGATTGCTCCTTGTGCGCTGAGCAGGATCATGGTACAATGAAATTGCTCAGCAGGCGTGTTTTCTTATCCTATGATTATTCTCCGACAGACAGATTCCCCATCTGGCCCAGGCGGCTCTATCGTACAGAGCTGCCGGGGATTCTTTATAGATGATGATTATTTGATAAGCTCATGCCAGTTAGAGGGAAAACCAAGTTCAGAGGGCTTGGCAGAAGGATGTTCAGCAAAGCAGACTTGAATACAGCTGGCGAAAGTGAATCTCTCGTTCTGAGGCAAGAGCTGATAAAGCGCATAGACGTATCCAAAGGGCTTTGTTCCATATTCGTTGATCTCCTTGGGAAGCTTAGCAGGAGGGTTTACGCGCTTTCTGTGATAGAATCGTGCTCCATGTGCAGCAATATTTCGCGCAACAACAGAACAATGTATCCAGTTCTCAATATATTCGCGGGAAGGGATGCTATAAAATTCTCGCGCGATTGCGGCACGGTCAGATTTTGAGAGATTACGGTACAGCATAGAAATCTGATCGAATGATAGGACTTCAACCACTACCCACAACGGATAAATACCGTTCAGGTCGTTGTGATGATGTAGAACAAAAGGTTCATCCTTTCGCAGATTAAGAGACTTTGAAAGAGCATTCAAGAATTTGGCATGTCGCCAGGGATCTTCGAAGTTATTTCCATCGAGATATCCGATAGGACCGTACTGCCGCGCATGATAATAAGCAACATAAGATTTAAGATTTGTCTCCACAACAGATGCAGCATGAAATATGGCAGCTCGAAACTGATCATCGAACTCATATAAATCTATAATGTCTGAGAAAGATGCTCCATCGAAAAATTTGTCATTACCAGTGGCAGTGTCACGCTGGCGAAGCGTTAAAGAGTATGCACTTAATCGATAATAATTTTTCTCCCGAAGCCACTGTAAGGCAAGCTCTTCATCTGGAATTGCTAGACCTCGCCCACGAAGGATAGAAAGCTGCTCTTCATACGGAGAAAATGGTTTTGGTTCTGCCATATTGTTTGTCCTCGAAATAAAGGTATAAAAAAAGACCCGCCATGATACGCATGAATGCTTTCGCATCCAGAGGCTTAGCGGGTTCCGTTGCCATTATTATACGCCTCTGGAGGCCTGTTGTACACAAAATTTTTGTGAACTGTTGCGAACATCACAAAAAAAGTTTAAAAAACCTATTGACAAGTATCTGAAATTCAAACTTTATTCATAATCCCCCACCGGTTGAGCCCGGCGGGGGGATTGTTTTGCCCCGCTGGTGTTGCCGCACTGGCGGGGTCGTTTTTTTTATGCTTTCGCTTTATTTACAAAACAGGGAGCGCCCAAAGTAGGCACTCCCTGAAAAGATTTTATTTAGAAGGTACAGTTGCGTGAATCTTCTTTTTGGACGGAACATAGTTGGGATCGTATTTTTTGCTTTTACGCTCCAACTTTTCAAAATTACAGCATACTTTCTGATACAAAGGAATCTTACGGCTAAGAGCTTTGCGGTAAGTTGTTTCTGCGCGCTGGAGAATAAGATCACGATTTTTATTGCAATATTCCAGCTGATTCAGCAAAAGCATTTTATACTTGGTATCCTTGACTTCTTGAATATCGAAGCGGATCAGACAGGATTCCAACACAGGAATCATGTTATTGAAGCCCATCACGCCGAGCCGACCTTCATCAAGCTTCATAACAGGGCCGCCGCCCTTAATGTTTGCGTGATTTGGCTTTGGGGATTCCAGCGGGACATAATAATCAACACCGTTGAGGGAAAGAACGATCCCGATGTAAGGACGGCGTTGGCCTTTGTTGTACTGGACACGGTTATCGACATTATGTAAATAGCTGATATAGTGTTCGTTGATGTGGTAAAATTGAAACTTCCCCATAATTCAGCTCCTTAACCCAAGAAGGTGCGGAACAGTGAACTGCCCCGCACCCTTTTTCATTCCTCACTATACGGCAGAGGTTCTCCGCTTTTTTAATTCTCTACTCACGGTAAGAGCTCACCGCTTTTTTAATTCCCCATTTTTTCAACGCAGGGAGGGGCTACCCTCTTTCAGCGGACAAGCAAAGACACAGCAGTCTTTTCATTGTCATGGCAAGAACTTTATGTTCTTGCAAGTTCATTATACGATTTTCGAAGCTCAAAGTATACACAAAAAATGTGAACTGTTGCGAACATCACAAAAAAAGTTTGAAAAACCTATTGACAAGTATCTGAAATACAAACTTTATTCATAATCCCCCACCGGCCAGCCCGGCGGGGGTATTGTTTTGCCCCGCTGGTGTTTGCCCCACTGGCGGGGTTATTTTTTATGTACTAGAAAAGGATGCGTAGAAGAGAACCAAGAAAGATGTTAATATGCATTTGCTGTAACTGCATATAGGTCGCATCCCTCAAAAGCTCGTGGTGCAAGAATATAAAATAACTCGGATTCACCTGCGTACAATGGATTTGCATAAGTGAAATATCCACCGATAATCTCACCTTTTTGTGCAAAAATAGCTGATACCATAATGCCCTGTTCTTCGGTACTATTATTTGTAACAGTGCCGGAAACTGTATAAAAATCATTGCTGGAGGATGTGGAAATATTGCTAATTGGGAACGCTGACTGATAAGGTACATAATCGTCAGAATACATACCGATATTGTCCATAAAACGAAGATCGACAGATGTTGGCGCACGACCAAAATATTTGAGCGAATTTGAGAATCGAATGGTATCACCGGGGGCAATAGGCACTATGTACCCTGAGGAAAAATCCAAACCACGGCCTTCTTCATCGAGGCAGGTGATGTTAAAGGAGGAACCGTCAAAAGTACGAGAACTCTTATTGGTTGCTTCAATGCTGTAAAAAACATGGATATAACCGTTTTCGGCATACCATGATGCACCAAGAAGTTTGATAGATGTTTGCCCGGGTGTCCAAGAACCGCTTGCCATAGTACCGCCAGACGAATCGGAACTGCCACAACCGACTAAAAGTAAAACAACAATGATAATACTGAGACTTGCAGATAGAAGTTTCTTCCTCATTTGTGACCCCTCCATCATATACAACTTAACCGCTTTGGGTGACCAAGGCGGTTATTTTATATTTTTTTCTTTGTACTGTTCAAAGGCAATAGCGTAGAGATTTTGATAACGGGAGATTTCTGTCAGCTCGTGCACCCGCTCCAGTGCTTTTACTTTTCCGTCATCGTTTAGCTTCTTGAAGTCCGAAGTCAATTCGGAGATCTGGGCTTGTTCTTGTTCATCCACTGCTTGTATCGCGGAACGAAGAGACGCTGCTTCAATAGGAGAAAAATTGTCCTGATATAAGAAGTTAGGGTCAACATGAAGCACATCGAAAATTTTTAACAGAATATCCCACTTTGGACTGCTCACGCCATTTTCGTAGTTGCTGATAGAGTTCTTGGTTACGCCGAGCTTATCAGCAAAAGCCTGCTGTGTTAATCCGGCTTGTTCTCGAGCTTGCTTAAGACGGCTTGCAAAAGACATAAAAATCACCTCTCAATACAGTATCTTCAATTTTCAGTATAAAGATAGCATCTTCAAAAGTCAAGATAAAAGTACAAGAAGTTTGCACAAAAATGTTGACTGTTAAAGAACTTTGTGTTATTGTAGTGTTGTCCAAAGAAACTTGTACATGAAAGGAGAGCTGAACAATGGCAGTAGTGGATACGATTTACAAGGTAATTGACGAAAAATGCCTGAAGCAATCGGCAGTTGCGCGTGCAGCTGGATATGAGCCAAAGGTTTTTAACGCAATGCTTCGCGGTCGGAAGCGTATGACCTCGGATGATGTTGTTCCGATTTGCAAGGCTTTGGGTGTTACCCCGAATGAGCTTTTTGGAATCCCCCAGCCTACCGACCCAAAGAAGAGCGCATGAAAAAGCCCCGGCGGGGAGCCGGGGGAGGAAAGGGGGTGAAGAGGTGAGTGTGCAGCTGGTGATTGCTGCATGGCTAATTGATTTAGCGACAGTATGGATTGCGAAGCGATGGTTGGGCGGCGAGATTCAGGGCTACATTCTTTTTTCCATTATGCTGAGTTACTTATGTGCGGTGCTTACGCTCTACGAGTGGGTGGTGCATCTGTAATAGTTCCTGACGCATGGCTTCAAACGCTTCATAGGCAGAAGCATTGAATGCTTTTTGTGATTCAGGTGTCGGATTTGATTGAAATTCCATCAACTGCGAAGAAAAACCGCTTAATTTTGCACAGGTATCCCGGCTGGAAAACAAAATGGCACGGGCGCAGCAGGCAGTAAGCCTGCCAGCGTCGGCATCTGGAGAGCGGCTCATAAAGGATTGAGCGGCTTCAAAGAAAGATTCGTAGGCTTCTACCTGAGCATGGAAGAACATTTTTTCAGATTCCAGCTTGTAGGCAGATAAATTTGTAGCTTTAGCTATGATCACCTGAGCAATTGCAGTGAAAAGCGCAGCAAGGGCAGAAACGAGAGCAGCAAGTGAGGAAATAAGGGTAAGTCTTTCAACGAATGTCATGTAAAACACATCCTTTCTGGTTGGATTGTACCACCAGGGGGAGAACCGGACAAGAGCACATGAAAGGAGCAACGAACGATGGACCGTTATATGATCGTGATCCCGGCGAAGAACCGGGCATTCAACATGAAGTGTGATGATGGTGACAGCATGAAGCTGGAGACCCTGCAGAAGCTGGTGGGCGGGCCGATCGAGCCGGTGCCCGCCTTGCTGAGCGCCGAGTGGGCGCGGGAGAAGAACGTGGACGGCATTCTGCTGCTGGTGAACGAGGAAGGGCTGATGAATGAGCGCCCCCTGACGAACCAGCGCGCCAGTGAGATGACGGCGGCAGAGCTGGTGGGCCCGGCAGTTGTGGCCGCAAAACGCGGCGATGAGCTGATCGGCTTTGCAAAGCCTGTGGTGGAGACCATCTGCGCCGAGTGGCTGTGAGGTGCTGCCATGGGCCGAAGGAAAAAGCAGGAGCTGCCTTTTGAGCACTGGCAAATTATTGAATTGCTGCACATCGCACAGGACTTTTACTCAAAACCGGAGAATGAGGCTGCGTTTCAAGAGTGGAAGGCGGCCAGAGATGCAAGAAAAGCAAAAAGGCCCGCCGGTGCGGGAACACCGACGAGCCAACCAGGGTGATGGTTTTTGACTGCCCATCACCAGAAGTTTAACACAGAGCTGGAGGATTTGCAAATGAAAAAGAAAATTACGGGCAGCGTGCTGAGCGCCGGTGCCATTGTGCTGGGACTGGCTGCCGCAGGCTGCGGCGGGGCCATTGAGAACGCGGCCAACGGCTGGGCAATGCTGGGCTACACGCTGCTGGCGATCGTGCTGGGGTGTGCAGCCCTGGCGCTGGCCGGGCTGGGCCTGGTGGCGGAGCAGCGGAAGGAGCCGCAGAAGATCCACAAGGTGCCGGAGAACACGGTGAAGAAAGCCGTCTGCGGCAGAAAGGTGGGGTAAGGATGAAAATCACGATTTACAGAAATGGAAACGATGGCGGTCTGAGTATTGAGGATGGTGAGAGTGAAGCGGATGTTACACGGGTGATAATGCAGTCGGCAGTAAGTTTTGTTGTCAGCAGTGTGCCCAGTGACCTGAACAACACCCAGAAAGAGGAGATTGTTCGAAACTTTGCAAAGGCCGCAGAACTGGAAATGCGGTTGGCACTGAGCCGTAACCAGGTGACAGGCCGTTTTGAGGATAAAGAAGCTGCTTTTATGGAAGAGCTGATGAAACGGGCGATGGAGGCCAAGCAGAAATGACGCTGGAAGAGTACAAGAACATTCTGATTACCGGGACACCGAGTGATCGGGCGCGGGCCATTGCCGAGGCGGGGAACGACAGGAGCCTGACCGACGATGAGTTCCACGAGCTGACGGCCATGATCAAGGGCGTTGTGCGGCCCGGGCGGCGGAAGATGACCCCGGACGAGGCAAAGCTCTGGGCCGAGGTAAGCCGGATCAACACCCGGTTGAAGGACGAGATGGTGAACGCGGGCTTTGCGGTGAGGGCCCTGCCCGGAGACCTGCAGGAGGATGCGATCAACGTTCTTTCCCGCACGGTGAGCGGGATGCTGGGCGACCTGACCGCCATGATGGCAGAGACAGGGGAACCCTGATGGATAAGACCCAGTGTGTACATGTGTTTGAGATCACCCGGAGCCGGTGCCTGAGCTGTGGGGGCCGGAACCGGGTGTGCGGGGAATATGAAGAACGGAGAAGTTACCATGAAAACAAAGATGAGCCTTTCGGCGGAGATGGACCTGACCCAGGACAGCGTAGTGCAGCTGACCTGCTGGTGCGGGCAGATCGCCTTACATGAGCTGTGGGGGCTGGGCCGCACCCGGCTTGACCGGATCACCAGACGGAAGGAGCTGCTGGGCAGCCAGAGCCTGGCTGTGGTGATGCAGCCAGACAAGAACGGGAAGCCCCAGACGGAGAAGGCCCGGCGGCTGCGGGCGGAGGCGATCCCCAAGGGCGTGCCGACGGAATTCCGGGTGCCTGCGTTGCGGACACCCCGCACCCGGCGGGAGCAGCAGCTGAAAATGGTGGGCGACCGGGCAGCGACCATGGCCTGGCAGCTGATGGCGCTGGCCTGTGTGCAGGAGCTGGGGTTTGGAGCAGACCGACTGAACCGGCTGTATGCAGAGATGCGCCACAACTACGAGCAGCTGAATGAGTGGGGCAAGACGGACGGGCTGGATGTGGCCATGGAAAAGCTGCGGCGCTGCGCCTGCGATGCCTTGCAGACTGAGGACATCGTGGTGGAGAACGTGGACGATGAAAAGACAGTGCAGACCCTGAGCCGAAGCTACAAGGAGCAGGAAGCGGAGTTTCTGAAGCGGGCCGTGATGATGGCAGCGGGCCGTAAGGCCTGCCGCCAGAGCCTGAATGTGCTGAACGAAGAGAGTGTTCGGCAGAAATGTGCGGATGCCATGGCAGCGGCTACCGGAAGCAACCTCTCACCGCTGCGTTCTGGCTATGCCAGCGCCTTGCAGAGCTCCCCTGATATGGGAGCCAAGGATCAAGGAGGACGATAAGATGCAGAGTGGATGCAGATGGGTATACACCCTGATGGACTGGGACACCGGCGAGGTGGTGGCCAAGGGCACCAGCGTGGAGCTGGTGGAGCAGGGATATTTTCCCGATGTGAACAAGCTGAGCAGTGTTTGGAATAATCTGGAAAAGTGCAAGAACCCCAGCCCGAAGAACTACCGGTGGAAGATGGAGCGGAAGAGCACCAAGGACGACCGGGTGGAGAGGGCCCGGGCAGAGGGCCTGAGCGCGGACGAGCGGGCCGAGACCCGGATGGTGCGGGTGTACAGCTGCTACGGTGCGGACGGCACCCTGCTGGGCAAGGGCACGGCGGCAGAGCTGAAGGAAAAGGGATTGTTTGGCAGCGAGGGCACGGTGCACGAGTGCTACCGCAAGCGGGGCGGCGTGTACAAGCCCGGCGGCGTTACGCGGATGGAGATGGAGCTGTGCCAGAAACGGATCCGGCACCCCATGAAGCTGCCGGATCAGCCGGCAAAGGTGAAGCGCAAGCCCATTGGCGGCGTGATCGACCCCAGCGCCCTGGCCTACGACGTGCACGACCTGATGATCTACAACGAGAAGGCCCGGAAAATTGGAAAGCCGGAACTGACCTACGGATACTGGGCGGAAAAAGGAAAGCCCGCCACGCCTTAAACACCTTGATCTATTATGAAGAGCAACGGATACGATGGACTGACACGTCCACCGTATCCGTTACGTTTCATAATACCTTTATAAAGAAAGAGGGGGAAGGGCCCTCTTTGGGGAGCTAGTATACCCGTTACTTCTGTGACGGTGGGGTCACGGGAAAGAGAATATCAGCAGAAAGTGAAAGCCAGCAGGAGGGCACCGGGATGCGCTGTAACTACATCCGAGAGAAAAAATACCAGTGCGGGGATGACTACATGGCAGTCGGAGTGTTCTCCATCATCCCCCAGGAACACCGGGGCCGGGGCAAGAAGCGGAAGGAATCCAGCGAGGGGCAGAAGGCGAAGAACAAAATGGCTTCCCTGCGCAAGCGCCAGAGAAAGGCGCTGACCAATTTCAGTCCGGCGGGAATGTTCCTGACCGGTACATACGAGGATCCATTTCTGCCGGAGGACATTCTGGCCTGCCGGAGAGACGTGGAGAACTACAAGCGGCGGGTGATGGCGGCCACCTGCAAGCGGTTCGGGGCAAGGCGGGAGGACATCCGCCTGATGCTGGTGGCGGTGCGCAAGGGAGAAGCAGGACGGCTGCACATGCATGGTTTTGCGGAATGCCAGGGCCTGACCGCGGCACAGCGCCGGGAGTGGCGGGAGATGCTGGAGGATCTGTGGCGGCGGCGTATCCCCGGCTCCAATGAGTTTGAGCCGCTGGGCACCATGAACGTGAATCGGATCGACATGAAAAAGCTGCTGGGCAAGAGTGTGCAGGGCGAATACGGCACGATGGGCTACTTCTACGGCCACAAGGAGCGGCTGTGGGTGGAAACGGCCAACCTGCGCCCGGCCATTGAGCAGGCCCCCAACGATGGCAGATGGAGCCGGAAACAGCTGCGGGCCGCCTGCGGGGAAAAGCAGAACGATGCCAAGTGGTGGGAGCAGCGGTTTCCCGGCTGGAAGATGGAAAAGTGCATCGTGCTGGAGCCCGGCGGGCTGCATGAGAGCCCGAAGCGGGAAGGAAACGGCTGGGAACGGCTGGAACCGCAATGCTATGTGATCCTGCGTCGGCGGGAGGCTGCGATTCTTCGCACCTGACA